AGGGAACTATATACAATGTTACCCTAAAATAAGGACAGAGACAAGCCCTGAATGAGGGCTTTTTTCGTAACTTTGACTTTTTGGAAGTAAAAACTTTGACTACAACTTTGACTAGACTTGACTTTCCATAGCCCTTTCGTGTACACTGTCTTTTATGAGTTTAACAATACCAACAGTCAAACAAGAAATCAAAGATTTGAAAGAACAACGGGCAACTATTGACCGCAAAATTCGTGCACTTGAAGACTTTTTAGGCGGTCAAGGGAATGGCGGTGCTGTTTCTGCTAGGAGAGAAACAGATATTCGCCCAGTCGTTGAAGACCTTTTCAAAGCCAATGGCAATCAACCTTTACAGGTCAAAACTATCGTGGAGGAAGTTTCAAAAAGACATCCGAATATGGAAAAGCAGATTATTGAGAAAAAAATGTTCAATGTTATACGAACTATCCTCGTCAAGAAATCGTACGGAAAATACTGTCTTAAAACAGAGACTATTCCCGTGCAAGAGCAGAAAACAGAATAGAACACTTGGCTCTGCATGTCGTCCCTGTCGGTGGGCTATGACTTTGAGTCACCACCCTCACAGAAAGCCGTTCGGCATGCAGAGCCAAGTGTTCTATTTCAAAAGTTAGGGAGTCAAAGGCGTGCTGGTGTGGCGAAACTGGTATCCGCAACCGCCTTGTAAGCGGTCGTCTGTACGACATGGGAGTTCAAATCTCCTCACCAGCACACTCTTGACCCTCTAACCTTTCTGTTTTACTATATCACCTTGCCGTTTTTTGTCAAGGTGTTTCTCATTTTTATATTTTGAGCCAGCGATAGCACCAAGCACCTCGTCAAAAGTTGCGGGTACTGGTTTATGGAGTTTTGATTTTCTACCTCGTGTTTCTTTTTTCATGCGACAAGTTTCTTGTAACCCATTTTATCACTGTTTGAAACTTTTTGCACGACACTTGTAAACAGGTCTTGCATTTCTACTTCTCGGTTATTGAAACGGAACGCAAATTCGTCCACATATCGCTGTAAATGTTTCTTGCTCATGGTGTGATAAATACCATGATAGCCACGCTTAAATAAAGCCCAAAAACTCTCTGCATTATTGGAATGGACATCACCTCGCACATATTCAAACTTGCCGTGCTTGACCACGCCATGCTCAAAGTGCTGATTGAGTTTTGCATAAGAAAGGAAATCGTCCGTATAGACTTTACTACCTTTTTCAACATTAGCGATAATGTTATTTTCAATCGTGGAAACTTTGACATCACCGACGACTATTGTTCGGACTTCACCGCCTCGCTGAAATAAACCCATGACTGCAATCTTGGTTTTTGTACTGCGACCCTGCGTGTGTTTCGTTCGCTTATTCCAATGTTTATTTTTCTCTTTTCCGCCTGTATAGGTTTCGTCTACTTCCACAATTCCAAAAAGTTTTCCTTTGTTTTGTTTCAATGCCTCACGAATACGCATATCCATGAACCATGCCGTCTTTTGCGACACACCGACTTGCTCTGAAAGGGAGATAGAGGAAATACCTTTTTTAGTTACTGTTAGGAGATAGATAGCAATAAACCATTTTTGCAAAGAGATTTTGCTCTCGCCAAAAAGCGTACCAGTTTTTATGGTGAAATCTTTTTTACAAGAGAAACAGCGATAGCGTTTGCCGTCTGCAAAGTGCATGATTTTGTCATGCTTACAGTGCGGACAATACTCACCTTGTGCAAATCGGGCTTTCTCAAAGTATTCTCGGCATGCTTCCTCATTATTGAAAACGCTGATAAACTCGGCTAATGTTTTGAATTGGTTTTTCATGTCTATATCTTATACCCATAGTCTAGGGTTGTCAAGTTATAAATATAACCAAACACAATAAATACACTATGTCAATTAAGCACTGTACACACTACGAGTATTCACGCAAATCTTTGTATGATACAATTTATTCATGTATAGAGTAGACAGGAACAATTTTTATAAACACGAAAAGAAAGCAACTATATTTACTCCTGATTATGTTAGTCAATTTCTGTATGAGATTGTATCTCCACATATCAAAAAAGACGGAATGATTATTGACCCATGTGTCGGGCAAGGTTCTCTTTTGAAACCGTGGAAAAAAGACGGCTACTCCGTTATGGGTATTGATATTGAACATCAAGGTTTTCCGAACACAAAAGTAAAAAATTATCTTGAAGTACGGAAAGGCGATATTAAAGAAAAAATCTCGCTTGTTATTATGAATCCGCCATTTAACATTGACATCAAAACAAAACAATATATCAAAGAACATTATGGCGGTCGTCCGCTATTACCCGAAGTATGGTTTGCCAAAGCCATTGAATTGTTTGGTAGCAAAGTGCCGATTGTAATGTTTACGCCATACGGTTTTCGTCTCAATCAGACAGAGGAAAGCAAACGCTGGTTAAAGTTTATCACCGCAGAATACCCGGAAATTACAAGTATTATTTCTTTACCAAAAAATGTTTTTGAGAATATTCTTTTTCATAGTGAAGTATTGATTTTCAATATACCGAAATTGAAAGGTCATTATTTTGTAAGAGATACTAGCCATGAGTACGAGCGACCAATTACGACAAAACAAGTCCCAGCATTTGCCTAAAAATACCCTTTCAAAAGGTGATGATAAGAAAATAGCCATTGTCATGGCGAGAGTTATTGAACATTTGAATACTCGTTTCAAGTTAGCAGAGCTTGGATATTATCTTGAATATGTAAAGTCAATTAAACTATCGGAGTTGATTGGAATTATAAAAGGATATGACAAACGAGGAGAGTTTGCCACATTAGAAAAACAAGACTCATACATAAAACCAGACGGCGGAGTTTTGGTATTGCGGAAAACAACTGACGAAAACTACCGCAGAATTGCCCTTGCGGTTGAAATGAAACATCAGGGTACAAATAAAAAAAGACTAGCAGAGGGCAAAAAGAAACAGTCGCAAGGAAATGCCATTGAACGGCTCGGTAAAAACCTTATAGGTGTGCGAGCGACACTCCAATATGAAAAAGTTACACCTTTTGTTTGTTTCGGTTGGGGCGAGGACTTTGCAGAGGGTTCGTCAATACGAGACAGAGTTATTACAATGAATGAGTTTTATCCGCTCAACAGGATTTTTGTTTCTAAAACAGAGGGATATTCGCCAGTTTCAATGTTTTTCAGAGAGGAAGAGTGGCAAGAACACGAATTATTTGATAAAATGAAAGAGATTGCAGAGGCAAGTATCAATGCCTATATTTACTAACTGGGGTAACATTGTATATAGTTCCCTAAAATGATATGATGACAAATGAGAAAGAATACGAGCGGAAGTGGCAAGCGATGGTATAGTTATACCTGAACCAAAATGACCCAAATAAAATTTTGAAATAACAAACAATGAAAAAAGCAAATTGCAAAGGAATAATACACGATAAAGTTTGTAGGGCTGAATTGGTAGATGTTTTTCTTCCTTTGTCGGAAAAGAAAATTACTGTTCAATACTGCAAGAATAAAAAATGTGAGAATTATTATATTTGTTCTTGCGGAAAACCATTTGGACAACACTAATATGAACTGGAGACTCCGAGAACTAAAACGGAAAGGACACGATTTGCTTGACGAATATATCTCTTTGGATAAGTCTTTTAGAACACCAAAAGAAAAAATACGACACGCTTATGATAAACTTGATTTTAGATTAAGTAAAATTGACAAAGAACATCCAAGCCATTTTGGTATGATGACAAATGAGAAAGAAGCGCGGGAAGCAATCACAAAGTTAGAGAGTATGATAATCAGACGCAAGAAAAAGAACGAAGTAAGAGGACTAGACAAGGTAAAAGTCGCTCCTAATCTAATGGAATTGCAGAGAAAGCATAAGATACCTTTACCGAGACAAAATATATGGCAAAGAATAAAAGTATGGTATAATAAACTGTAATGAATGAGATAAATCTGAAAGTGGATATAAAAGCAATTTCTGTAAACAAGGCTTTTCAAGGCCAACGCTTCAAAACGAAAGAGTGCAAGGAATATGAAAAAGAATTGTGGTATCAGTTGCCTAAAAGACCAAAGATAATGGGAGAAATAGAAATATGGTTTGACTTCTTTTTGAAAAATTACGCTAGGACTGATATTAGCAATTTGATAAAAATAACTGAAGATTTGTTGGTCAAGAGAGGTTACTTTGAAGATGACAGGAAAATTGTCAAAATGCACCTTTCAAAAGTTAAAAGTGAGAAGGATATGATGACAATTTCAATTAAGAAAGCATGAGACCTAAAAATTACGTTTATTCCAAAGAAACAAGAGAAAAAATGAGTTTAGCTCGTTTGGGTAAAAAACTACCAGAAAAGACTAAAGAAAATATGAGAAAATCTGCACGCAGAGGTAAAGATAATCCTTTGTGGAGAGGTGGTACAAATACTTATGAACATCACTTGTGGCATAATAAACAAAGAAAGATAAAAAAGGAGGGTAATGGTGGCTCACATACCCTTGGTGAATGGGAAACTCTAAAGGCTCAATACAACTGGACATGTCCATGTTGTAAAAAACAAGAACCATTCAATGGACAACATTCAGAAAAATTAACCGAAGACCATATCATACCGATTTCAAAAGGCGGTTCAGATAACATTGAGAATATCCAACCGTTATGCCATAGCTGTAATAGTAAAAAGCATAACAAGGTAATTAAATATTAATGACTATAAAAATAAAGAAATTATGAAAGATCAAATGCAAAATCAAACTATCCTCATACCTTGTAGCAAATGTAATGAACTCTGTGAAAGACAAAGACACATGGTAAACCAAAATTACCAACCAGTCTGTTTTAATTGCAAGAAAAGGAGACATCAGGAGCGGAGTAGACAACTTAAAGAGGAAGGGGTATAATAAAGATATGAATAAAACTAAAAGGAAACCTAGATATTAGACAATAAATTTGATTTTTAATCAATTATATCAATGACAAAAGGCGGAAAAAGAAAAGGAGCAGGGCGTAAAAAAGGAAGCACATCAAGACCACAACTTCGTGATTACTTTTCACCTAAAGAATTAAAAGAGTTTATCGCAGACTTGAAAGAATCCGCAAAGACAGACCCAACGATTAAAAAGTTCGTGGCAGAACAGATATTTGGAAAAGCAGTGCAACCCATTGGAAACGATGGTGATAAACCGTTTGAAATTGCGGGGCTAGAAATAAGTGTAAGAAAATGATAAAACAAAAAGATATAAACGAAGTGAATGTTTGGGAGAAATGAGACTTGGAGCAGAGATATTGAAAATGAATGACCCCAAAAATCCAACAGTAAATGTAAACATTATTCAAGGTGTGGAGATAAATATAAGAAAAGACCAATGAATAAATCAAAAGTAAAGAAAAAAGTAAAGAAACTAGAGTATTGGGAAAGTGGAGTTAAAAAATTCTTAACTGGTAAAGATTTAGAAAAATTTTTTATGTTTGTAGAATCATTAGGGCATAATTATCGTTGTTATGAAAGTAAAATTTGAAATACATGAAAGTCATTTACCGATATTTGAAAGTAATACGGCTAGGTATATAATCTTAATGGGTGGAAGAGGTAATGGCAGAAGTGGAACCGCTTCACGTTACGCTGTCTCACAGTTACTTTCTAAAGAGTATATCCGAGGAGCGATAATGCGAGCCACCAGAGAAGACATCAGAGCTTCTTGTTGGGGTGAAATACGAGACAGACTGATTGAACAAGAAATCCTAGACCAGTTTAGACTGACTGATAATGATATGTTCATTGAGAGAGGGCAGAACTCTTTGCGCGCTCATGGTTTTAGGGCTTCTAGCGGTTCACTGACCGCTCGGCTTAAATCTCTTGCAGGTTATAACTTTATATGGGCCGAAGAAGCCGAAGAAATAGGCGAGGACGAATTTAGAACACTAGACGACACCTTGCGAACTATCAAAGGTAAAATCAAAATTATCTTAACCTTAAACACTCCACCTAAAAATCACTGGATATTAAGAAAATGGTTTGACCTAGAGCCAAGTGGACAACAAGGTTTTTACATACCAAAACTAAAGGCAGAGGCTAAAGATGTTATCTTCATAGGCGGTAATTGGAGAGAGAATGAACCGAACCTTGATAAACACACCATTGAAAGATATAAAGCCTATCAATATAATAATCCCGCTTATTTCTACCAAGTCATTGAAGGTTTAAGTCCTGAAGAAGTTAGAGGTAAGATATACACAGGTTGGCAACAGATTGACAACATACCTGAAGGAGCAAGGCTGGTCAAGTTTGGGCTAGACTGGGGGTGGTATCCCGATCCTGTGGCCGTTATCGCTCTTTGGTACTATAATGGAAGTTATATCGTGGATGAAGTCATATACGGCACAGGTATTGATGATGAAGCTGTAGCTGACGCTATTAAGAAAGTTCATGGCTTTGAAACAGTTTATGCTGTTTGTGGAGCTGATGAACCCAAAAGCGTGGAAGTCTTGAAGAAGTATCGTATCAGAGCGGAGACAACTGATAATAGAAAAGGGAGTGTGCAGTATAGAATCAAAGTCACTTCATCTAAAAAGATACTGGTTACCAAAAGAAGTACGAATGTTTGGCAAGGATATGAGAATTATAGATGGGCAGAGGATAAGGACGGAAACCCTAAAGGTGAGCCTGATCATGCCTTTAGTGATACAATGGATGCAATATCATATAGCATAGCTTCTATAAATCCTATAAAAGAATATCTTTATCCGCAGAACAATGAACCACGGAAACGACAAAATATCGCAGTTTAATTTATGCTATAATGGAAAATGACATTCAAATTCTAGAAAGAAAGACCCCTGCCATTCTGATGAATCAGACAGAGATTAGTATTATGATTCCTGAATGTTGTCGTGAAGGTTGGGAGTCTTGTATACATCGGGTTAAAAAACAAAAGAAAATAAAAACTAACATAGGATTGTAGGAAAAACAAAATGCCAATCAAACTAAACATTAAAGATAGACCGAAACTCAAACCAAATCCTCTATTCAAAGGCTTACCTAATTCATTGAAGAATCCCAAGAAATTCGTTAAAATTGAAAAGAGATTACAGGATATTTTGTATTCAGACCACAAACATCCAAATCTTAAGTCTTACGCTAAATGCGAGAGGTGTGAAGTCAAACGAATGAAGCGGACAAAGACAATCAAGGAGATTGGGTTTAGAGACTATGAACAATACATTGCTTGGAAAAAGTTGATGTTAATTATCATTAGAGGAGGTAATTTACAATTACAATGAAAAAACTATTATTAAGAATTCAACACCTTTTCATGGGTCACGGGCTTCTTCTTGATTATGATAGAGACTTTCTTTATTGTGATTGTGGGAAAAAAATAGAACATTATAACGGAGAAATAATTTATAGAAAAAATGAAGAAAAAAGAAGAAGCAGTTAGTTTCAAAAAAGTCACTAAGAAGCATATTAAAGAACAGCAAGAAAATGCTGTGAAGATGTTAAATGAGTTGGTTAAGTTGAAGATCGCACCTTCTGATATTCATGGTGTGGGTGTCTTTGCTATGCGAGATATAAAAAAAGGTGAGAGATTGTATGCTGATGCTCAATATCAAGCATTGGATGTGCCATACAAGATGTTCAAGAAG